ATTCTGGCAGCACGCTTGGCGGTGGAGTCTTTCTACTGGACACCATCGGATACGGGGGTGCAGGCGCTTTTTGTCTGCCGCTCCTGGAACATGACAAAGACCGGGCCGCTGTATGAACTGACGGCCACATTTGAACAGGTACCACGATAAAGCCGAAAGGCGGGAGAACGTTATGATTAAGAAAACAGAAAAACCACCCATAAACGATGGGTGGTCAATTTCAAAAAATGGTATTATTGAACTCAAATCACAAACGTGGATTTGCAAACTGATCAAATTCTTTAGCCGACTGAGTAACCCCCCAATTTCGTAATTCATTGATAACAGCCTGACGATCATGAGGTTGTAATTTTGCGATGATAAAACCAATTACCATTTTCAACTGTGCAATTTCTTTTTCTGCATCAGACAAATTGTTAAGTTTACAATTAATATCTAACTTAAGTTCTTGATTCGGCATTTTATATTCCTTTCAGAGGTAATCAGCCATCCCTCTCTTTTTGAATGCACCAGCGTCCCACCGCTGGCGGGCTGAACCCACAACATAACCAGGGATAGCGATATATCCCATCCTGATATTCGAACAGTAGCCACCTCCGGGTGGCTTTTTTTATGGGAGATTTTCGTGCGCGACATACCTCCAGAACTAATTATCGAAAGCGTCGATGCCGGAGTTGGCGCATTTATTGATCTTTTTGAAGTCGATCTCCGGCCGTACGGCGGCGATGTTGTGCGATTCCACTCCGGCACCAACGGTTTTTACAACAACGTCATCTGGCGCGGTAACGCCTATCCCGCTTATCCCATCGCTGTCGAAGGCTTCGAGAGCCGGAATGAAGGTACCTATGCACGTCCGGTTATGGCCGTCGCGAACGTCACGGGTATGATTTTTGGGATGAACCATGATTTCGACGATCTGCTGGGTGTGGTGGTCACGCGCCGCCAGGTGCCGGTGAAGTATCTTGATGCGGTTAACTTCCCCAATGGTAATCCGGATGCAGATCCTACTGTGGAGGCAGTGTCCCGTTACGTTGTCGAGGAGATGACAGAGGAAACCTCAGAACAGGTGACTTATTCCCTCGCAACGCCGGTGGACTGCGACAACGCTATTATTCCGGCGCGGACTATCCTGGCGGATGTCTGCCAGTGGGTGTATCGCGGTACCGGCTGCAATTACGACGGACCGCCGGTCGCCGATGAACGGGACAACCCGACCAGCAACCCTGCGCTGGACAAATGTTCTCACCGCCGCACAGGTTGTCGCTTCCGGTACCCGCGACCGTACCCCATGCCAATCAGCAGTTTCCCCGGTTCACAGAAGGTTTCCTGATGCAGGAATTACTCGATTATGCGGCCTCGTCGCAGTATGAAGTGTGCGCGCTGATAATCAACGATACCCGCCTTTACCCGTGCCGGAATACACATCCCGATCCCGCTCACCATTTCCGCATCAGCGATGAAGACTGGCTGGCAGCGGAGGAGGCGGGAGAAGTCACGGCGGTATTTCACTCACATCCGCAGGCGGTACCGGTGCTGTCAGGTGCTGACCGCGCCATGCAGGTTATGACAGGCCTGCCCTGGTGGCTGGCGTGTAACGGCGAGCTGCGAAAGTTCCGCCCGGTAGCGCACCTGCTGGGCCGGAGGTTTGCGCATGGGGTGACAGACTGCTACACGCTGTTTCGCGATGCGTATCACCTGTGCGGCATTGACCTGCCGGATTTTGCCCGGACAGAAGGCTGGTGGCTTCGTGGAGAGAATCTCTATCTGAAGAACATGGCGGCCAACGGTTTCCACCAGGTTTCCCCTGGCGAGGCCGTACCCGGTGATGTGATCCTCCGCCAGCCGTTCCCGGGTGCCGACCCGTGCCATGCGATGATCCTTCTGGAAGACAACATGGTGCTTCACCACGACCACGCAGGACATCTGAGCAGGCGTGAACCCTTCCGCATGGCTTACATGAAACAAACCCATTCCATCTGGAGGCATCACCTGTGCTCATCTTTAGATTTGCGGGGCATTTCCGCAGACATTTCCGCCAGGTCACATTAAACGTCGACACCCCCGCCCAGGGGCTGAGATTACTGCTGGCCCAGTGTCCGGAATTCAAAAAAGACTTTCTCAGGTCGCGGGTGCGCGTCCGGATTGCCGGCGAAGACGTTGCCGCAGATTCGATGCGCTGGCACCTGGACAGGCGTCTGGATGAGGGTTCAAGCGTGCTGTTTGTGCCGGTGGTTGAGGGGGCAATTACCGCAGCCGCCGCCATGTGGGTCGCTGTAGCGGTAAGTGTCGCCTCCATTGCCTACAGCGTGTACATGTCCCGCAACATGAAAACCAAAACCTCGGCCGAGGCGGCGGAAAACAACACCATCACAAACAACTCTTTTACCAGTGCGGAGAACCGCGCCGGACAGGGGCGTCCAGTGCCAATCCTGCTGGGCGAGATGGTGTGTGGCTCTAACGTTATTTCCCTCGGTATCGACACGACAAATAACCAGGACTGGACAGAATCAATAAGTTAAGGTGGCATTATGTCTTCAGGCGGCGGCAAGGCCAGCACTCCCAGACTTCTCGACGATAACCTCAAATCTAAACAGTTTTACCGCGTACTGGATCTGATCAGTGAAGGTCCGATTTACGGACCGGTTGACCAGTCACACCTTTCTTCGTTCATGCTGAATAAAACTCCCATCACGGATCCTGCCGGTAACGTCAGCGTGAACGGCGTGAGCGTGGCCTGGCGACCCGGGTCGGAATTCCAGAACCCCATCAACGGTTTTTCCGCCATCGAGGCGACCAGCATCGTTAATACCGAGGTGACTTTCAACACGCCACTGGTTCGCACAGTAACCGATCAGGACGTCACGCGTGTACGGCTGAATATCGGTGTGACGGGACTGGTCGAGCAGGATACAAAAGGGAACCAGAAGGAAACCTCTGTGACGATGGTGATCGAAACCCGTGTTGCCGGTGGCGCGTTCACACTGCAAAAAACCGTTACGATTGGGCCAAATAAAATTTCTGGCGAATATCTTGAGGCGCACGTCATCGAGGCACCGACAACGAAACCCTTTGATATCCGCGTTCGCCGTATCACACCTGACAGTAACAGCGACCTGCTGTCCAACGGTACTATCTGGAACAGCTACAGCCAGATTACTGACGACAACCTGAACTACCCGTTTTCGGCTATTGCCGGTGCAGTGATTGACCGTGACCAGTACAGGGACACCCCAAGCCGCACCTATCACCTGCGCGGCCTGATTGTCGATGTGCCGGACAACTACGACCCGATTGCCAGAACCTACTCGGGGTTGTGGACTGGCGGATTCAAAAAAGCGTGGACGAACAACCCGGCCTGGCTCTTTCGGGAGCTGGTGAAAAATACGCGATTTGGCCTGGCCCGGCGCGCGGGTTATATCGATGTCGACGACGGCGCGCTTTATATCCTTTCACAGTACTGCGATCAGCTGGTAAACGACGGCTATGGCGGGAAAGAGCCCCGCATGACGCTGAACGCCTATATTACCGAGCAGGCCAGCGCCCGCGATATTCTGGATAAAATCGCCGGAATGTTCCGGGGCATCGCCCTCTGGGATGGCCTGCGCCTCACGGTCATGCTGGACACGCCTCAGGATCCGGTTGCCGCCATTACCAATGCGAATGTTGTAGACGGGAAATTCAGCCGCAGCTCGGTTAAACGGGCCGAAAAATACAATGCAGTGGTGGTGTCCTGGACTGACCCGGATAACGGCTGGGAGCAGGTGAAGGAATATGTTTCCGACGATGCCATGATCGCGCGTGGGAACTATAACGAGACGACTATCGAGGCGTTCGGCTGCACTTCGCGCGGGCAGGCCTGGCGAGCCGGTAAATGGTTGCTGGAAACCGCAAAACGGGAGAGCAGCCGGTTAACTTTCCAGATGGCCCGGGATGCAATCGCCTTCACACCGGGTGACGTCGTGGAAATCATGGATAACGACTATGCCGGGACACGTCTGGGGGGGCGTATTGTCTCGCACTCCGGCGCGAATATAACTGTCGATGCGGACGTCTCCAGTCTGGTTTCTCCTGGAGACTACATGTCGCTTATGGGCAGCAATGGAAAGTTTGTGAAATACCCCATTGTTAGTGTATCCGGGCGCGTCATTACTTTGCGCAGCGCTCCAGCCTGGGTGCGTGATGGAACAGTTTTTGCCATATCGGTCAGTGAACTGTCCGTCCGCCTTTTCCGTATTCTGAGCATTTCTGAAACAGAAAATAACTCGGTTTACAGCATTACGGCGGGACAGCATGACCCGAACAAACAGGCCATTGTGGATGAGGGCGCTGTTTTTGAAATGCCCACCGACACCCTGAATGGCTACCGGGTACCGAATATCGAGAACCTTCGCATTCTGAACACCAACAGCGAAACTGTGCAGGTGACGGCGACATGGGAAACCGCCACCACCACCAAAAAGCTGGTGTTCGAACTGTATGTCTATAACGAAAGCGGGGCGGTTGTTGCACAGTATGAAACCGACCAGTTTCGCTATGACTTCTACGGACTCAATGCCGGGAATTACATGCTTGGGGTACGTGGCCGCAACGAGAACGGCATGAAGGGTGCCGAAACCCAGGTAAACCTGATTATCGGGGCGCCACTGGCACCCTCCTCCGTTATCTGGACGCCAGGCATTTTCTCAGCAGATATTGTCCCGGTTATGCGTGTTACTGCCACCTCAGACACCACTTTTGAATTCTGGTACAGCGGTGAAAATCGTGTTCTTAACCCGGCGCTTATTGAAGACCAGACTCAGTTCCTTGGGCGATCAAGCCAGTGGAATCTTCACGGACTGAAAGCGGATACCACATATTACATTTATGTGCGGACGCGCAACGCCTTCGGCGTGTCGGGTTTTGTTGAGGCATCAGGCAAGGCATCGTCAGATATTCCGGGCATGATCGATTACATCGATGAAGCGGTGCGTGATTCAGATGCATTTAAGAATGTGCAGGCCGGAATAGATTACAGCCTGGAAGCGACGATGCAGAACACGCTGGCCCAGGTGGAAGGGGCACAGATCCAGTATGAACAGGTGGGACTGGCGCGCGCTGAAATTTCGCAGGCCAGGATTACTATTGCCGATAACGAACGGGCTTTTGCACAGTACCAGGAGCTTGTGGCTGTTCAGTTTGGCGATGCTGCTGCGGAAATCAACGAGGTTAAAACCGCACAAGCAACGGCAGAGGAGGCCTTTGCCGAATATAAAACGACCGTCCAGGCCAGTTTTCAGAATGTGGATTCTGCTATAGGCATTATTAACGGCAGTATCACCACGCTGTATAACGCCCAGGTCAACGCTAACCAGGCATTCGCGCAATATCAGACGCAGGTAGCAACCCAGTTTGGAAACCAGCAGGCAGCCATTAACCAGAAGCTCACTTCTGTGATTACCGATAACGGTACCGCAAAGGTTTCATACACTCTGAATCTTGGCGTGCGGCGTGGCGAACAGCTCTATAACACCGGCTTTGGAATGTCACTCGAACCGAACGGCAGCGGAGGGTATAAATCGACGGTTGTTTTTGCTGCTGACCAGTTCGGTATTTATTCCGGCAGCGATCCGGGCAGTTATGAAGCCGCATTCTTTGCCTTCAACGGTCAGGTATTTTTACGGTCTGCGTTTATTCAAAACGGCAGTATCGATAACGCCAAAATAGGTAACTTCATTCAGTCGAATAATTTTGTACCCGGCGTCAGTGGCTGGCGATGGGACAAAAATGGCACATTTGAAAACTATGGCACAAACGGACTGGGTGCCAAAAAGGAAACTAACATAACCACCAGTGTCAGGGATGCTAACGGCGTGCTTCGGGTGCAGATCGGTTATCTGACGGGGGTGTTCTGATGGCCTGGGGGATTCAGACCTGGGATGCCAACGGTATTCCCAACAACTATGGAATTAAGCCGGTATCAGTTATTGGTGTCATACCACTGGCGGCCGGACAAAACAGCGGGGCATGGTCTTTTCCGGTTCCCGCCGGGTCCAGGGTGGGTTTTGTGGTATCTCTGGATACACCATAACCATTCTGCCCGCAAGCGAGCTTGGCGTGGGTAATTATCCCGCCTCTGCATGTGAGCTGGTCGTGTTTATGGAGAGAGCGTAAATGTCTTATGGAGCAATGATATTGCTGGATAACGGCAATCCGTTTGTTACGCCAGAGTCAACGCCGTTTTGTTTATACCGCAAGGTTGTGGTTAATTCTGACGGCAATGGCGTGGCGTCCGCTGATATTCCGATAGATCCTTCCTGGCCGGCTATCGCATTCTGCCGCATATCAAATACCAGCGCGCCAACGTATACCAACGTTGCCAGAACCGGAGGCGTAATCAGAGCATCCTCCGCAACGCCGGTCGGGGCCGCAAAAACCCCACATACACTCACTGTATATGTTTTTGCAATATTCCCTCAAACGCTGCCTGCAT